TGTCGTTTATTTAGTCGAATTTTGGGTTGAATAATTAAACACAATTTGATATATTATAATTGCGTTAAGCAATAAACACAAACTTCAAATTTTAAGTTGTAATAAGTGGGAAAACGGAAAGCCACGATTTTTGAATAAGGTGTTTACAATAATTTAATAATGAAAGGAGTTTTTATCAATGGAATTAAAAGCATTTAAAATTTACATTGAAACTGAAACAGGTGTTGAAAGCAAATTAATTTTTGCAAAGACACGTAGGAGTGTAAAAGTACCTACCGACATCAAAGGCGAAATTTTAAAAATTAAGGAAGTAACTGACGAGGTTAAAAAAGATGTTGCTGAACTTTCCGAAACTGTAAAAGATACAGTTATAGAAAGCATTTTAAAAACCACAGGTTTATTATAAGAAGAAAAGGAGAATAAAAAATGAACAAAGATAACAAAGATATGGTAGTTGAAAATGAAGTTGCAGTAGTTAAAAATGGAGCAGACCTTGCACCACATACAATCGACGAATTAACAAACGTTGAAAGTTCTTTTTTCTGTTCGATTAAAGACGATGGAACACGTGCAAGCAAAATTAAAATTTATAATGCACTTAACACACAGGGCGAGCAGTTGAGCGACCATATCAATGAGGAATTAGAAATTGTTGACATTTCAGCACACACAATCATGGTTGTTGATAACTCAACAGGAGAACTCACACAGACTTTAAGAACGGTATTAATTGCCAAAGACGGTACAACGTATCAGGCAGTTTCAAGCGGAGTTATTTCATCATTACAGAAAATTTTTGCAATCGTTGGTTTTCCATCATGGGTTGATGAACCCGTTATCGTTAAGCCTGTAAATGTTAAAACAAACAACGGGTTCAAGGTTTTGACCCTCGAGTTAGTATAATGTTATTACCTATTAAATATTATGATTATTTTGACAAAATAACACATAAACGCTCCCTATCTTCTCGGGGAGCGTTTGAAATATTAGAAATGTTGGATAATTATAAAAATATGATAGATGCAGGTTTAAACAGTTATGAGGATAAAATAAATTTTATAAAAGAATACTTTGAAAAAGGAGAATGAACAAATGAACAAAAAACATGATATACGCATAGACGTTAATAAATTACACCCTTGGTTAAAATATAAATTATCATTGTTTTTAAACAGATGTGCAAAAGTTGGCATTTATTTAATCATCACAGAGGGTTTTAGAACAGTTGAATATCAAGACAGTTTATATGCAAAGGGCAGAACTAAAAAAGGTAACATTGTAACAAATGCAAAAGGTAAGGATTACCAATCGCAACACCAATGGGGAATTGCTTTTGATATAGCAATTAATGATAACAAATTGTTATACGATACAACAACAATTAAAAAAGTCGCTAAAATAGGTAAAAAATTAGGTCTTGCGTGGGGTGGGGATTGGATTTCTCCCGTCGATATGCCACATTTTTATTTGCCAAAATGGGGCGACACAACAAGCAAGTTAAAAAAAGAATATAGAACACCTGATAAATTCCGCTTGTATTGGACTAGAACGGTTCGAGGAACAAAGCGAGGTTTGAATATATGGAACAAATCGCACACTAAAGTTTTGTTAAAAAAAGTACCTAACAAAAACATAGTAAATGTTATGTATGACACAAAGCATGGATTTACAAAAGTTGAATATCTTGGAATTGTTGGGTACATGAAAACTAAATATCTAAAATAATAAAAGGGAGTAAAAACTCCCTTTTTATTTATCTCATTCGATTATAACAAAAAATCATTCCTTTTCTTTTACTTGTTAGCCTGCTTGGTGTTGCTCCGTTAGGTCGTGCGACATATTGCCAACCACCCTCATACCAATTTGTAATCGAAATTTGTTCAGCGGGTGGCAACTCGTCCGTGTGAGCCCCTACAAGTTTAATTGCTCCGTTGCTGTCCGTTTCGTCAACAACTTCAGTGTGTCCGCCGTCGGGGTTATTGTAAAAAACAATATCCCCTTGTTGTAAATTTTTCTTGCCTTGGTATTTGAACACATTAAAACCTAAATCCGTCAATTCCTGTTTTTGATTTGCTGTTGTAAATTGGGTATCTAAAGCATAACCGCCCCCATTATGTAAACCAAATGAAACAAAGGACGAGCAATCGAAATATAAACCGTTGTAATTCCAATCAACCCCATGTCCTGCACCCAATTTATATAAATATTGGTTGTCATTTGCGATTTTTTCACACCATGCTATAAACCCATTGATGTTTCCGTCGGTTGATACGTCAGAACCGACCAAATCAGCAAAATCAAGTGAACCCATATGCCCACTATCTCCGTCACATCTTCTTGATATGTTTATGTCGCTTTGGTCGGCGGGTCGTTCATAATTGCAAAGCCATGCACCAGTTAAATATAAAATGTCGTGTGTGCTGTCCGATACAAATTCCTCAAATGTTAAAGGGTAACGGGTTGTTTTTATCCATTGTTTTTTAGTTTTTACTTCATAATCAATAACTGATAATTGCGTAAACATTGTGTTGTAAGTCGAACCTTGCTTTATTGCTTTTGCCCTGTTCGTTAGGTTGCTTTTTGGTGTCCATTGAACAAGACCATAACCTGAACCCCCGCCCCTTTCTGATAGTTGGGGGTTCAATGTACTTTCAAAAGACATGTTACCTAAAATTGCACATATTGAGTTATTAGACCAACCGTAATTTGATATGTTTTTAAAGTAGTTTATTGCGGATTTACCGTTGAATTTTTGTTGAGTTAAAGTTAAATAAACATCACTCCCATACCAACTACCGCATTTATCTTTTAAAATTTTAGCCATTTCTTAACCTCACACATTTAATCGTTTATAGTCCTCATATTTGTACATATAACTTAATTTGTGCCACATAGTAACGCCGTTATCAAACATTTGTTTTAGGACATTTAAAGCATCTTGCGGAACGTTTCCAATCATGTTTATACCGCTTGTTTTAACGTAATTCCAATATGGGCGACTTGTAAACTGTGGTACTTTTATAGTGTTCACCTTATACCCAAACATTGAAAAATAATCATCAATCATTTTAATATTTTCAGCAGTAACAGTAATTAATTGACCTTTAAATCCAATTTGACCACATATGATGTTTCCAACACCTGTATAAGCACCATGCGAAACATTCGCTTTGCTCTCTTGGTCTTTAAGTGAACTATCTATCGCCTGTCTTTGGTTGTAGGCTGAAAGTGTTGCATCTGCTATGTTTGATGCTGTGCCAATTCCTGAACTAATTGCACCTGCAACATTTCCTGTTGCAAGACTTCCAACAATTCCAACAGCACCGTTTACTCCTGCTTTTACAATTGATGCTGTTTCGTTTCTATCAATGGTTGAATATTGATTTGCTATTGAATTTTGATTTGCTGACATATAAGCAGAAAATGTATTAGTTACAAATGGCAATTCTATATTGGTTTGACCTTGTATAGATTTATCAAAGTTTTTAGATACTCCGTCGTAATCTGCTAAATAGCCAAATGACACATTACCCTCAATACAAGGGAAATAGTATCTAAAATTTACCGAATTTTTATCGTCTGATAACTCAAATTGACCGTAAAGGCTCGAACCGTTGTTATTTGTGATGTTGGCGAAACAATACGGATAAGTAAAGCATTTTTTATTTATCGGTGTGTAACCGTCAACAGTTGACGGCTTTGATAAATCCCATTCTAACATGGTAGGCAAATCGTTATTAAATCCTATATATTTAACATCGTCTTCCCCCGTGTCCCAATCATAGCCCTGTTTCTGAATTTTAATAGGGATAGCGACTTTAGGAATTGAATATAACCCGCTTATTCCGTCAATTTTGTTTTTTAAAACTAACATATCTAAATAACGACTTATGACATTCAAATCATCAGAAAAAGTTATTTGTACCGATTGCTCGTATTTACTAGGTCTGCATGTGGACGGTATACTTTCCTGTACGCTGTGACCTGTGCTGATAACTCCATTTGTATCACTAACAGAAATGCAAAAATACATACCGTCGTTATCTCCGTTTAACACTTCACTTGATTGTACTTTGTATTCATCAATCGGTAAACCCTCGTCAATTATATGTTTACCAAAGGTATCATCTGCCACGTGTTCACGCTCAACATAACTATCTTTTAATGTGATTTGATAACAATATGTTTGCCAATAATCATATGAATAATGAAGAATAACGGTGTTTAGATTGCTTTTCCATTCTACCGCATCAATAAAAATGTAATAGCGTTTATTATTTTCAACAATACAACCATAATTATATTGATTTCCTACATAATAAGAAACATTTAGCCTTATTTGTCGTTTAGTTTTATCACAACTCGCTAAATCTTTAAGTGTCCTATCTTCATATTTATCAAATTCAGCATCACGTGTATTTTGATTTGAATAATAAACTTGATTTGCATAGTCATTTATTGGAAAATTTCTGTATAACTTTAATTCCATTTTAATACCTCACTTAATATAATATTGATGAAAATAGACAAGCGTTTTCAATTTCATCAAGATAAAATTGTATCACGTCAGTTTTTAAATCCATGTATTTTTTAATTAACTCGGTAGGTTCGCCGTTGTACCCTTTTGAAATTTCATTAAAAATGTTATCGTTTGAAAATTCTGTTTTCCCAGCATTTGTTGAATTTTCTTTCAAACTGCTTTCACTATCATTTTTTGAACTTCTTGAAACATTTCCAATGTAAGTTGAATTTGAATAACTTTCAGAATTGTTTTGTGCTTTGTTATTGTTTGCATCTGTCACAAAGTTTTTAGCAACGCTGAACAAATCATCTATATTAACAGCGTTTGACGGTGTATCAGAATGTAAATCGTAATTTGCGGAGTTTCCACTGGAAGTAGAATTATCATTTGTTTTGTTGCTTGATTGTGTGTTATCAGCATTTGAAGTTGTGCCATTTGATATGCTTGTGCTGTTGCTGTTGTTGTTGCTGTTAGTTACTCCTGTGCTTTTTTCCGTTTTTTCTGTTAAATGATTAAACGTTATAAGCGGATTAATCTCTAATAAATCAACCTCATAAATACGCTTTGCTCTGTTTTTGCTTGCTTTTAAAACGTCACGCAACTTTAATTTGAAATCAAGCGTTGTATAAAAATTTATGTTTCTGCTATAAAATCTATCGCAAAAACTTTTTATAAAATTACCCCAAAGCGTTTCATCTGAAATCACAAAATATTTAATTTCAGATTGTAGCCAATTACCTACTATTTTATATAAATCCTCGTAATTAAAATCATTTTTATACATATCTAGTAAATCAGCAATTCTAATCGTCTGCGTTGGATTGTTCACGAACATTATTCCCACCCCTTTCAACTAAATCATTTATTGTTTTGTAAATGTTATCATCAACCGAAACGCTATAATCTGTTCCAAACTTTTCATTTATTCCATTAATAAAAGCAACTCGGTTATCTATGCGGTTAGATAAAAGCGTATTTTTAATATCATCATTTGATGAAATTTCATCAGTTATCAATCGTTCTTTTTTATTGGGATTGACTAAAGATGATAAACCCGTTGTTGTTAAAAATTCGTTTAATACGTCACGTAAACCATTATAATATTCATCAACCTTTGTTGGTGCGGTAAATTCCATAGTTTTATATTCGTCCTCTTCACGACGTTTTTTTACAATTACAGGATTTCCGTTTCTGTGTGAGTTAAATTGTGTTAATGCTTCATTTAAAGCGTTTTCGTTAGGAACTTCAAAAATTGCGGTATTTCTTGATAATATGATAGCGTTTTCGATTGAAATTTTTAATTCTGCGATTTGCTGTGCAAATTGATAACAAAGTACGCTATCGCATACTGTCGGCAAATCATAATTATAACCAATAACAACATCATCAAGATTTACACGTTTTCCCTTTCCGTTGGGAAGAATTAAATCATAAGCGGAATACTCGCCCCAATTATTGATATTACCGCATGGCGAACATGGAGCAACCGCAACACCAACTTTATCATCAAGGTAAGCACATACATAAGAAGATGTAAAAAATGACCTGTTGATGCGACGTTTTAATTGTACGGGTATGTTTTCATACGTGAAAATTCCCATCATTATATTAGACAAAACACCGTACCAAATTGAAAGCCATTTAAAGCGTGTGTCTATGCCTTTATCCGTTTCGTTTTCAGGTTGCATTAAAAAAAACATAAGGTTGTTTAAATTTGATATGTCAAACATTTTTTTCTCCTTTCATTAAAAGGTGGGATTGCTCCCACCTTTATTTTACTCATATACAACAGCCTGTAAAATGATTGTAACTTTTCCTTTTTGTGGATAAACAGCACCGCCACCGCTAGGTTGCCAACCCCCACTTGTTACATCATGCCATGTCTGTTTTGACATAGATGTACTATTTCCATACAATTCTATTATAATGTCGCCGTTTCCACCCAAAACACTAGGCAATGCCGAAATCGTTCTAACATTCATTGGCATAGGGTTTGTGTCGCCTGCATAATTGTAATAACCCTTTGCTAAAGATGTGCATGACAGTATATCAATTTTAGAAGCATCATTTATCCCAAAAATTTCGGTAGCATTAATCTGTGAACGAACATTGTAAACCCCTGCGGATATACGGGTTTCTGTTTCGCTATCAACTCCAAATTCTTGGAACAAATAATTGTTATTTGTCATGGTGCTAGGCTCAACTAAAAATTTAACAATATGTAATTTTCCTTTTTTAGTAGTGTTACCCTCTGTAACTTCAATTTCTGATACTGCTTTTGTTAAGACTTCCACCTTGTCAATTAAATCAGTGATATTTTTAGTATTAGTTTCATCATGTGTCTTTAAAGTTTCAACATCTGTTTCAATGCTTTCAATCCTTAAATTTTGATTTTTGTTAGTATCGCTCGTGGTTTTTGCAAAAGCATCTAACTTATTCATATTTTCATTGAATGGTGCAAATGAGGGAATATCTGCACCCTCAATAATCTGTAAATCTAAATTTTCAGTTTGTTTCATGTTTATTCTCCTTTCAAATTATAAAAATCTGTGTTTAAAAGTGACATATACTCAACTTGATTTTTTATGTCAACTGCTGTTCCGTCGGTTCTTGTTAGACTTTCCCGCAAGAAATAACAAGTATAAAACGCAAATGAATACCAATTATTGAAATTTAATAAAGTATTTAATTTGTTCGCCCAACTGTTATATGTTACAGGTTTTAAAGCATAATCTAAATTTAAAATACTATAATGTGTTACATTGCCATTCACGTCATTAATAACGATAAGTGTTTCAAATTTATGTAGTGTTACAATGGGAATAAAAACCCCCGAACCCTCGAAAATGTCTGAACTTTTCCCGTCGATAGTAAGACTTCTGATAGCATTTTGACAAACTATATATAAACCATTAGGGTTTAAATAATCAATAACTGCATATTCTCCGCCTTTGTAATACATATCATAATCACTATTTATTTTTGTATATCCTGCTAGTGAATAATTAGCCTTGCATAATGTTTCTAAAGTCTGCCAATTTATACCGTTTTTCTGCTGAACAACGTTAGCAATGTCAAAGATTGCATCTTTAACAGATTTCAAATCCCCGTCGATTGGACTATATATCAAATTATTACCATTTTTGATAAGGTTCAAAAGTTCATCATAAAGTGAATTTATGTAAACCTTTAAATTGCTGTCACCTAAATCACTATAAGCCTTTAAAGATTTTTCTAACTTAATAATATCATTGTTTAATTTAAGAAGTTCTTCTTTATATTCAGTTCTTAAATCCTCAATGCTAGCATCTGTGTAAGTCTTTAAATCCTTGATACCTTTATCACTATAAGCCTTTAAAGTTGCTTCTAATGATGTCAAATCACTTTCAATCTTCAAAGCTAATTTTTTAATTTGTTCGTCTGTATATTCGTTTGCTGTCACATTGATATTATTTAATTTATCAATCACATCATTAACTTTACTTATTAATTGATGTATAACTTGTATAGTGCTTAAAGCATTATCAAGTGCGATATTTTGACTTAACATAAAAGGTGTTAAATACATTTTTAATCTCCTTTCATAATTTTATAAAAGGGGTGCATCTACACCCCTTTATATTTACTTTGTTACAGTTGTATCATTTTTAACAAGATTGTCAAAATATCCGTCAGGAATATCACTAGCCTGTACCTCATGAACTAACACATTACAACAAACAAATGGGGAAGTGCTTAATGTCTGCCAAATGTGAAGATAAGAGTTTTTTGCTCTAACTGTAGGTAAATTATTTTCCTCAAGTCCGTTATCAGGGTCGTCCATTACTCTAATAAAATTCTTGTCGCAAACAAAACCGTCAATCTGATAATATTTAACGCTCGTATCTTCCCCACGCTTGATATACCCTAAGAAATCAACTTCTGTCACATTATCAACGTTAAAAGCAACTTCATCTTTATTAAATGCAGATGCTAATACTCTTGTAGATATTCTGTTTTTGATTGTATATGGTAAGATTAAGGCAATATCTTCTTTGTCGCAACAAGGAAGAATTTTAGTTGTTGCATTATCGTTACCAAATGCGGAGTTAGTTCTGTTTCTAAATTTGAAAGATGATGAAATATCCTTAACGGTTTCGACGTAATCAATACCGCTTGCCTCGTCTTTAACCTCTCCAACTTCAATTAATTTCAAATTGTTATTCTGTGCGGATGCTCTTAACAACTCAATCATCCATGTATATTCTTCCTGATAATCTGATTGATACAATGTGTTTACTTTGTCATTCATGATACGCTCTAAATCATCAAATGAATTTAAAGCCTGTGCCATTTCTTTTTTACTAATTGTGATTGGAAATACACGACGACGATTTAAGCGGTGGAAACACTCCGCATATTCAACGGGGTACAACTTAAACATTTTTGCTATACCCTCGGTTGTGAATTCAAAGTCCATTCCCTCAACTAAACCGCTTGCTATTTCTCGAACATCAATTCCCAAACCGTTTGTTTTTCTTTTAAATTTTGCAAGTGGATTTTCAAAAGTGTTAATCCTGTTGATAATGCTTTCGCCTATCATGTTGATTAATCCCGTGAAAAACTCATTTTTTAAAACCGAATAATCCTTTAAAGGGTTTGAAAATTTAACAAATTCGCCTTTATCATTTAAAATCGGAACACGCTGACGATAACCCTCGCTTGCGTTTTGCCTAATGTAATTAATTACCTGAATTGTTTTATTTGTTTCAGGTGTTTTTGTTTCTGCTGTTTTTGTTGCATCTGACATTTTTATAATCTCCTTTCATATTAAATATAAACATCTTCAAGTTTAATTTCTTCTGTAACATCTTCTTTAACTTCTTCTGTTACATCAGGAACAACGGGCATCATTGACAAAAGTTTCAAATTACGTTCTTTAAGGTCTGCAACCTCATTTTTTAATCTTTCGCTTTCTGCTTTGTAGTCGTTCCTTTCCTTTTCGAGTTCGTTTACTTCCTCAATACATTCCGCTATATCTACAACAATATCGTCGAATGTTTCATAATTTTTGTTTGCTAATTCGTGGATTTTCATGTTTCATCTTCCTTTCCATAATTCAGTTTTTTAAAAAATTTTGATAACTTTGCGGGTACACATTTAGAATTCATTTTACCAATGTTTTCGAGTATAGAAACACACTCCATGATTACAATGTAACCACACACCAAATTTACAGGGTTAAAGGGTAATTCTATACTTATATATTTAAGTCCTTTTTGAATGTAAAATGAAAATAAAATGATAAGTAATTCACCAACTTTATGTTTACCACCTAATCGAATGATACTACTATCAACGTTTTTTTCAAACAGGGCTTTAATAAAACCCGTGGCAATATCAAGCAATATCCCGACCACAGCGACAGTTATTATATTTAACATTTTCTTTGTCCTTTCCTATTAAATTGTTATATGTATATTCAATTTTTTTTGGTGGCTCTCTACTTTTGGTTGGTTCTTTTTCTTTGCCTATAATTAAATTATATAAATCATCTAAATTCAAAACCTTACACCCCTTTCAAGCATTATTTTGTATAATTCTACATCACCGAAAATTACTTCACGATTTTTAAATTTTGAAATATTAAAAATCGGATAGTGATTTCGTATGTCGGTATCTGCCAATTTATATACGGGCAAATCGTCCTTTACATTAATATAAACCCCGTGACTTAATTTGTCAACATCTGTCCTAACTAAATATATTTTGTCGTTGTAATTATCGAAAATTGCCACATATTCTATATATTCAAATTCGTAACTATCCCCTATTTTTTTAAACCTTTTACTTTCATCAACTGACGTAATAAATTTATATTTAATCGTATAGTGTTCGTTAAATATGTTATAATCATCTAACGCAACAAGTAACCAATCATCTGCGTTTATAACTTTGCTTGGTAACTCATAAGCATCTAGCCCCGTAACCTGTGAATTGTTGGGAAGCCTTAAAAGCCTAGGCAAATCACTAACTTTATTAGTTACTGATTTTGTAAACTCTAACAGAACAACACACGGTTCGTCATATTGTGAGTTATCAATAAATGTGTACGTGTTCCCTGCTTTTAATTTCATGGCATCAATTCCAAACATGGAAAAATACGGGTTAAAAGGTGTTAAAACATTGCCTATAAAATAAACCTTTATGTTTTCTCTAATTCTAACAATCGTTGATAAAAGTTGCTTGAAGTTTTCAACCTCATCGAATGGATATGAATAATCGTTTTGCAATGCAAATTCATCAAATATTATATTTTTAACCTTTTCATAGTTAATAGATTTATAGGACTGTTGACGCATTACGGGTATTATTTTCCCCAAAACCTCACCACTTTTGCAAAATTCATTTATCAAAAGTTCCCCGTCTTTAATATATTTTTGATGTTCGTTAATATAATAAGTGTTACCCCTATATTCAATGTGTATATCGTGTTTATGTAATACAGATATATTTATTTCAGTCCACCATTGTTTTTGATGTATACCTTTCAATTCATCTTTAAATCTACAAAGTTTTATAAATTGTGATTTGTCATCGTAAAAGTCCTGTAAAATGATGTCACGTTGTACGCTTGTAGTTTTACCGTTGGAACGTGTTCCGACAGTAAATAAAAAATCATATTCATAATTTTTCAACGTGTCGAATGAATGAAAGTTATATTTTTGATTTTTACGCTTTTTAAATGCGTTTAGTTCGTCAAGTGCTTTTTTTAAATTTTCTTTATTTATCATATCAACATACCTCTTATTAAAAACTCGTCTTGCTCGTCTAACTCTCCACCGTCTACCTTGTTGTCTATAAGTTCATCAATGTTGTTTAATCCCTCGTCAACTGTATTTTTTATTAAATCATAGTCACTTTTTTCATCTAACTTTGTAGGAAATAAAAGACTTTCAACAATTCCTTTGTCCTCATTTAATTTGTTCGCTAGATTTTGGATATAATCATCATAAGCATGTCCGTTAAATACTCCATGTTTCCCCATTATACGCATGACCTTAACCTTAAAACTGTCGGTAACATGAGCAATTATCTTTTCTTTGTTCTCTCTCCTGTAAAATTTAGATGATGCTTTGTAATTATCCTTATACAAGTCAAATCTATATTTAACCGTCGATAATTTACTTATTTCTCCTTTGTTCCATTTGTTGACATAATCAACATAATTTTTATATAAATCCTTTTCTTTTTTAATGTCACTTTTGTTACTCAAATTGTAATTTTTTCCGTAAGTCCTTAACGTTCGTAATTTTTGTTTATGTTCTTTTTTGAACCACTCGGGAATTATCATTTTTAATTCTCCGTTTTTTTGTTTTTCAAATTCCAATCCAAAATAATCAGGATTGTAATATATTCCGTCGCTAGACTTTTTTAATCCTAAACTTCTAATACCTCGATTTTGTTTTGTGTTCAACTTTTAATTCTCCTTTATCATTTAATTTTATTATAGTTTTTCGACAAAAAATGTCAAAATCTTTATCGTACATCATGCAAATTAATCTAGCGTATGCATACCATGTTTTACTTGTAAAATCCCTCATGGTAACATCTACAGGTTCAAGCACAACCCCACTACATACAGTATCAACATACCCGTCAATATCAATGTCAAAATCTTCAAAAACGTATTTACTGCAAAGTTTACAAGCGACATTTTTGTCAAAAATTGTTCCGTAATGATAACAACATTCAATCAATTCATTAAAGTTGTTATCGTAATAATTAAAAAGTAGATTGTACAATTTTGTTGCGTTTGGCAAACCCGATATAGTAGCCTTAACAACTTCATTACCCATTTTATCAACTTCAAGTTTTATGTATGATTTTGTGCCTAAACTTGAAAATTTTTTTGCTATGTATTCATTTTCGAGTTGACCAAATTTTGTAAACTCATAACCTTTTAAATTAAGCATTTGCAATTTATTAAATTCATCAACTAATTTAAACGCTAGTTTTTTGTTATCCGTTTTAATGCTGTCTGTGTCGATATAGTAGACATTTAAGCCATTAGTTATAAATTTGTGTGCAATATATAATATAGATGCCCTAGCATATTGAGGAACATATAATCCATATATGTATGATGTCTTATGCTGTGCGTTTTTATATTCCTCAAACGTTTCTATTTCGCTTTTCCATTCCCTTTCAACATTATCATAATAATAACGCTCATGTAACAAATGCTGTGCGTTATCTCCGTATAATGCGTTTAAATCGCTTTTAACATCTTGATACATTTTATGAGCGACGGACATTTGAGAAAAATAATCTTTTTCAGCATTTACCATATTTCTATAATGGTCGTCAGATATTTCCTTTTCAGTATATACATGATGCGTGTTATAATTCTCAACAAGTTCATTGTATTTTTTAAACTCAATTTTACGTTTTGCCAAAAACAATATAGCATTTATTTTATATTCGTTTGTTTTTCTATATCTTTTAGCAACTTCCAAATACTCAACGTCGATTAAATCATAATCGTAAAATAAATTTAAAGTCAGCATATCTATACAAGTTACCCCGATTTTTACGGGTGTATTTATTTCGTGGATTTTACCATTTATTATTTTGCAATTAACCATATTTTTAAGTGGTTCAAGTTCTTGTATTTTGCTTGTTCCTATGGGTGTAAACTCGTATTTTGCTTTTACGTTTGTTAAAACAACAATCGCATTAAACATTGTTCGTAATGGTTTAGCGTAAATTAAATTTTTAACGCTTGCACCACGTAAACATTTTTCGAGCATTATTTTGTTATTTCCCTTGTATTCTTCAAACTCGCTAGGAAAATACCTGTATAGCATTTGAAACGGATAATCACTCGCAAAATCGAAAGAAGCAATATTTTCTAAAACTTCCCCTACATAACGTGCATTTGATAAAACTAACCCCCCTTGAAAAAGATATTCCCAAAATAATAATTGTGTTTCACTTTTAGCTTTTTCAAGACAACATAAATATTTGTTTAATCTTATTGATTTACCTTTTTTCTTTTCCCCATATTTGTTAGTATATTCGTTTGTAACGTTTACCTCGGGATTTTGTTCACAGTTAAAACGCATTATACCCGTTTTAGTATATGGTAAATCATTAGCACTTTTAATGTACTGATTAAGTGTGAAAAGTCTGTACACACCTTTTAACATGATTTCAACATCACGATAGTTATATTCAATTTCTTTTTCTTCAAGTTTTGTTAATGGTGTTCTGATTTTTGTATAATTAAAATCTAACTTTTCAAGTCCTATATCTTTGCCGATTGATGCTATACTTTTATCCAATAAAAGGTAAGAACATCTAAACTCTAAATTTGAACAACGTACATACAAAGGTTTATTTGCTTTTAAAAATAAACTAGATTTTATATCGCTTGAATTATATTTTTTAAAAAACTCGCTATTGTTGGAAAAAAACGAAAATTCATAACTAAAGTTATGTATATAAATAATATATGTTTTATCGTCATTTATTGCCGTTTCGTTTAAATTAAATAAATAATTGTCTAAATCTTTATAGGTTCTACCCAAATAAATATTATTATATTTGCCCGTGTTTAAATCTAAAACACCCGTACAAAATGAATACATAAACGAACCTTTTTTATCTCCTGTTAAATCAACGGTTGTTGTTTCAATGTCTAACCCATATATTAAATTGCTGAAATTCTTTTTATTTCTTTTAGACATTTAAACACCTCTAAACACATTTTAATAAATTAAATCACTATAAAGATTATACCATTATTCAACCCAAAATTCGACTAAATAAACGACAAAGATTGATTAATATTTTTGTGTAAGTTTTCGATTGACATTTTGTGTCAATGGTATTTTTGCACAAATTTTTATCGTTTGGTTTGTGCAAGTTGACGAATGGGGGAAGTCGGTCGGTGGGGGGTTCGATTGAAAATTTTAGGGTACTTT